TAGGGAACCCAAGTTGTACGGGCTCCACGTGAAGTTACGGGTTTCGTACGAAACCCGGTGATCCGACGTGGATCAATCGAGAGGACGACGTTGTTGTCGCCCCCCCGACGTTCATATGGCAGTCTCTCTGACCACCAGTCTAGCCCCCATACTTGGGAGTTAGCATGAGAACCAAACTGGTTCTTGGTCAGAAGCCATAGAGAAAGACCCGCTTCTTGATCGAAACGAGTCTTTTTCATTATAGGCACTAGGCGATGCCTAGGAGAATCCCCAGTGACTAAAGCTGAGGGATCCTGAGTGTCAATACCGCCGTGAAGGCGGCGTGGCACCAGGACTGCCCACTTCCGATGGAACTTTAGAAGTGAGGGTGTTAAGAAACACCCCCAACCTCGACCGTCCCATTCTAGAAGCTGATTAAGAATATTAATCAGATCCGGAAGTGTCTGAACCTCCCTTCTAATATAGAAGGGAGTGACATCGAAGCCTCCGTAATAGTGTTTACCGCAACTTTCCCGGAATAAACCGGAAGAGTGAGTCTTCTTGGTGTTCATAGTGAACCCCAAGTAGTCGAAGACTCTCTTTAGCCGTTTTACAACGGCTGAAGGTGCGATAATATCATCACCGTAAACGGAGATACGACCTTTGATGCCTGAACGCCAACAAACCACACGTGTTATCGCGTAGAATAGGAGGCTCTCAAGCTCGAAAGTGAAACCATTCCCCATCGTACTAAACATATCCATTTCATGGAGATGTCCGTCGATGAGGGTTGATTCCACCCTCAGGTCGTCCAGAAGTGACCACCACTCAAACGGCAAAAGGTTGATAACCAATTGCTTTGTGATGGTATCACTTGCTGATGACAGATCGATAGTTGCTAGTCCAAGTCGGACTGCGTCCATCGCCAAACGTTGGTTACGGGTTTGATCATTAAGATCTTGCCCATGCCGACGTAAGGATCTGCGGATATGATTTCCGACAGATTTCTGTAGCAGCACATTGATCTCAGGCTCTTTACAAGCCACCCGATCAATGTCTGACTTCTTTGGCACCGTAAACAGGGCCGAACTCTCGTTCAACCGTAGAGTCTGGTTACTTAAACGTGTGCCTGAGGCAAACGCGAACCAGTGTGCTACAGCCGAGGAGGAGAGTTCTGCCTCACCGGTTAATTTGCACACAGAAGCCGCGGGCGACCTCTGAATGCGGGTACTCGCTCCGTTCGTATGCATACCATCACACACAATAGATGGATATGCGAGCGGTCCGAGTATGCTAGCGATTAAGGATCTCACCTCGCGCATTAGCGTCGAAGAGTGTATCCAGCCAAAGTCAACGTCCATATAGTATAGACGTTGGTTGGTCCTAGCATTTCTGGAATCAACGTGCAACCATTTCTGGATCGCACGTTCTCGCCTGACGTTAGCAGGGGTAGTTGAAGGGTCACAATACTTCGAAAGAATCTCTTCTTTGAGGTATTGGGTCTTAAACTCATCTCTGATAAGCTCATCATCGAGAGC